CTGAACCATACCAGAGTCTACACCGGCACCCACGCCTTCACCTGCAAGCTGTAGACCTAAACGTCCAGTACCAAACATTCCCTGACGCAGACGTTCTTCTTGTCTTTCAAACTCAGGTTGAAGTAGGCCAACTTGTTCTTCAAAAATTTCTCTTTCACGCTGTCTGGGATCAAAAGCGGCTAGTTGTTGAAAAAGTCCTCCTGCACCACCTAAAGCAGACCCTAGGATATTCTGATACGCAGGAGCAAGAGCAACACCGTACTCACCTGCCTTAGGGTCTAAAGCGGCTACACCGGATGTTGTACCGACAGTGACAGGCCTAAACCGTATGTCCCCTGCTAACTCAGCCGCTTTATCAATTGCTTCTCTGGCTGAACCTGCGCCGTAATCTCCAAAGAGACCACCTCCTAGAAACTGTTGACCAAGTGCGGCACCTAGTTGACCAAACGCGGGGTTAATACTAGACCCTAGTGCCCCACCGATGATTCCTCCAAGTCCTCCAAGCATTTTAGTGCTCCCTTACTGTTTAATAATGTAATTCAGCACCAACGTGGGCTGAATAATGTTGTGTGCGGATGATGCATCTGCGGCGTCTATAGTGTCTATGGTGATGCCTGTAGTAGCTGTGTTAGTTGATTTTGTATCGGTACCCTGCCCTTCAGTCGTGCTTCTAACTCTATTGAATGGTGCCTCTGAGGCTGACTGCGGAGAAGTAGTTATGCTGTGAGAGTGGCCCGGATCAGTTAATGTATGACTGTGACCTTTTTCACCAGACTCAGCACTTGTTAATAAATGAGTATTTTCACCACCGGCAGAACCAAGAATAGCCCCATCAAATGCAAATGTCAGTGCAGTGTCATCTGTAATAGTTACTGCAGAGGACAGTACAATATCTGTTTGGCTATTAATTTTAACAACTGTAACTTCACTAGAAATTCCTGTGCCAGTTACTTTCATGCCAAGGACAATTGTACCGCTATTACCATCTACAAGAATGTTGGTAGCACTCGTAAATGATCCATTGGAATCTGCAGTTGCTGTAGATGCTCCATTGTCACCTGTTAGACGAGAAGCCGCAGAGCCTCCCATGTCGTCAACACCGGCAATGGTGCGTCCACGGAGATCAGGAAGGTTAAAGGTAGTTGATCCATCACCAGTACCGTAAGTAGTTCCAATGGCTGTAAACAGTGCCGCATACGTTGTACGACTGACTGCCTGACCATAACACAAGAACCACCCAGAGGGTGCTGAAGTTCCTGCAAACGGTGCAAGCATTCCTGATGGAATAGTTACCAATGCCCCTACAGCATCCTGTACAAACGCTGTGGTTGCTAATTGTGTTGTATCAGTTCCTGAGGTTGCCGTAGGAGCCGCAGGAGTTCCTGTAAATGTTGGAGAAGCAATATCAGCTTTACTATTGACTGCTGTCTCAATTGCTACAAACTCAGCATTGATTTCTGCACCTTTGATAATCTTATTGGCGTTTCCACTGGCAAGATTATCTTTAGTTGCAAAATTGGTTAGTTGCGTATAGTTACTCATTAAAGAATCCTACCTTGTTTTACGTATACATCCAATTTTTGAATTGATATTTCTGCACCATCAAGGTTAGCTTCAAAACCAACCTGAAGGATACTGCCTGATCCTGACCCCGGAAGTCTTACAATATCTGAAATAGTTCCACTTGTGTACTCTGCAGGAGTGGAATCATCTGGCGTGGTTGCTCCATTTGCCCCAAACTCAGCAATTCCGTATTCTGCAATAGCTAGGTCTTCTAGTACTGCAGGGTATGATGTATAGTCATCAGAGTAATCAAAAGCAGATTTAAAAATAAATGACTCACCTACCCCACCGATAACTGTGGTAGCAATACGTTTTAGAATTTTAGTTGTTGACGAGTTGCCAAAGTCAAAGTAATTAGTAAAGTACTGAAAGGTATATCTTGAGGAATTGTCTGTATAGCCAAAGTACTCCGCAAGCCCATCAGTTTGAGTAAAGTAAACAGAGTTTGCTAAAGATAACATATTGGTTTGATTTTGAGTATCCCAAACGGTAACTCTAAGGGAACCATCTTGTAAGGGAGCACGAGTATCAAAACAATATACCTGAGTAACACTTGGGAACAACAAAAGATAGAATGCGTTATCTTCAGAATATACAGATTTTATGTCTGCTGTAGTTTCTGATGCAGTGAGATCTACAATATCATCTCTAACGTTTTTAGACAAATCACGCATTGGCAATGACTTCTCTTGGATAACACGCCCAAGGCTTCTTAGGCCATCTTCAGACAAAAAGAAGATATCAATACCTGTGTTTTGTATACTGTCTCTAGCAACACAACCAACACGACTAATGACTTCTACAAGTCTTAATGTAGCAGGATCAAAAGATGCGTCAGCAGAACCGTCAGCAAATACTACAATGTTACGTTTACAGAATACAATAAACTGACCGTTTTGAGCACCAAAGCCTACAATCTCGTCTGTGCCGTTTACAAGTATTGCTGAAAGGTCTATTGAACCTGCAGAACCTGTGTTCCAATCTGCACCATCTAACAGATCAGACCAGTAAACAGTCATTTTATTATAGTATGAACTATCGCTAGGGTCTTGAATGTCTGCAGTCCACAAGCGTCCATAGGCAGACATAACAGTATTACCCGGGGGTGCCTGAGTAGTTCCATTGATACTACGACCACTATAGGAACTTTCGTCTTCTACGTCAGTAATAGTTCCTGCAACTGGATCATAAACCATTGGCTTGTAGCCACGTTGAAAATAATACGCTTTATCGTTAAGTGTTACACATTGCCAGTTGCCTTCAGTAAACGTATTATCAGATGTAGGAGTAATCTCAGTAAGAGTTGTAGTACCTTTGTAAAACTTCGTCGCAGACCACGATAGAATGGTCTCAGTGCCTTCAATATCAATAAACCGATGGGCACCTAATAGATTGACTCCAGAGCCGCCTGTAGACGTTACATAACGCCAACCTTTACGAGCACCTAAACGTCCATATTTATCAATAATGCAGTTATTAGCAGTCAGTGCAAAACCACTTTCAAGGGTAATACCGGACTCTTGGGTGTTTAATCCAAAGAACCCCGGTGCGGCAATACTGAGTGCTTGTAACGGTCTAGCCATCTATACAACCCATTCTAGTTCTTCAGTGTGCCTTTGGGCATCTTGAGCAATTGCATCGTTTAACACACGAGTAGCAGTAGCGTAAGCTGATGTACTAGCAACTCCACCGTCTTCGCCTCGCTCTTCAATTGCTTTAGCGTATGCAAGTAACGAAACAGGCAAAGATGGGACAGTCAGTTTATCTGTACCTGCAGATAGATCACCAGTACGTTGAATAATGTTAAAGTAAATTGTGTAGATTGTATCAGGTTTAGGATAGACATCAACTAATGTGTCTCCATCAGCAGAAACACCATTAAAATTGTAGTATCTTGGGTTGCCGCTAGCGGGGGTTTGGTTGAGATAAAACTGGTTAAAATCGTGTTGAGTACGGTATTCCATAAAGAAATCACCGGAATCGTTAACAACATCCATGACGCTAAAGTTATTACCAGTTCCGTTAAGTTCGTAGTTGAACACACCAGAAGTTGTCGTTAGCGTTAATGTTTGACGTAACGCAGACCAGTTCCAAGCGTTTTCTACTTCGGTTTTAGCGTCATTGATTAAAACACTAATTAACGTAGAGTACGTAGTTTCATCTATTGTTGCTACGGTACGCTCTCGTAAGCGTTTCAAAACATTATTGACAAGTTCTAAATATGTCATGAGAATACCTTAGAGTACATATGTACTATTATAGCATATTTTTGGTCAAATGTCAAGTCTACCATTTTTTGCATGACCAATAACGGGCTGTGAGTTTACTTGGGGGATTTGTGTCGCACTTATGACGTGCTCTAAAAGACTTCCTACGCTTAGGCTGGTCTTTTTTAATAGTCATGTTAGGATCACCAAAACGTATGGTCTTAATCTTATCGCCTTCTTTGGCAACCACTACGAATTTCTTAGAGCCACCCGGAGTACGCTTAGGTTTGTTGTAGCCTGAGACACCGGCTCGTGCAAGTCTAGGGTCTTTCTTTTTTGCCACATTAGCCTCCTTGGATAATATCGTTGTGTTCAATAACAGATACAATCAACGTCATTGACTGTGTTGCACTGGCGGTAATTGTCTGTCCTGCGTCAATAAATACAAAGGTATTTTCATGACCACCGATATCTTTAAAGTCTTTGGATGATATAGCGTAATCCTCTAGTAACACTAAACCATTGACAGACATATCAACAGTCCCATTAGAACCAGATACGTTTGTAATATACGCATGAACCCATTCAGCTTTTTTACCTGTAGGGACAGTATAGATTGCCGTAGGTGTTGCCGTTAGTGTGGCTCCAAAAGACTTTCTAATGCTCATTTCCTACGTTTCCCTGAGGCTGTTACCTTGTGCTTGATCCGGGCAGGGCCTGTCTTCCTGCGTGTGCTTGATGCCTTCTCTGCTTTGGTCATCTTTGCCGCTACCGCTTTGGGTCTGCAAGAAGGATAAGGTCTCTTCGATCCCCCTTTGGCACTCTTTCGACCACACGGCTTTCCGGTCTTTAGGTCTACCCATTCTTCCTTAAACCACTTCTTAAGGGCCGCACCTTTCTTACTTTTTCTTACGGCCACTTTTGTTTCCCCAGTTCTTAGCACCAACCTTTCGGCACTTTGCTACAGCACCTGAAGCGTATGCTGAAGGCCAAACCTTGTAACGGGCTTTGACCTTACGAGCACAGGCATCATTTGCTTTTTTTGGTTTTGCTTTTGCCACGCTTGAGTTTCCTTAAGTCTGCTCCGGTAATCTTATTACGAGGAGGGGCCACTGCCGCTAGTTTTTTTTGTTTCGGACTGTACTTAGAATATGGCATTATCCTTTAGCCCTCTTTTTAGCAGTTTTTGATAGCTCACTCATATGGTACAGATACTTACTATTTTTAGTATGTCGAGCACCTGACATAGGTCGCCCTTTAGCATCTTTGTGCGTAGCTCCTTTATGCTCTGTACCGTCCCTAAAATAATGCTTGACACCTTTAGCCATGCTTACCTCTTCCGTTTTGTTGGCTTAGTCATGCGAGGATATTTTGTCCCCGGCGTACCTGTTTTCTTTTTAGTGGTAGACTTTTTTTTCATTTTGTATCCCATTCCATATCCCGGCATTATTTTTTCCCCATCATATCCATAATTCCTTTACCGGCTTTGACACCAAAGGAGGCTAGTACAATTACCATGAGTATCTCATGATACCAAGTTGGCAAAGTTGCCAATGCGTTGAATCCCGCTTGAATATGTGGAACCATCTCTGGTATAAACACAAGTATCAACGGGATGCTGAATACTATTGTGAGCCACTCGTCCTTCCACGAGTTCTTTGAAGCCTCTGCCATGATGCGCTCCCAATCCGCTGTGGACTGTGCCGCTGTTTTCAGTGCGGTGGCTTTGGCCTCTGCGGTGGCCTTGGTTGACTCCGCCTTGGCACTGACCCATGTACCTGCCAAGTTCGTGATAGCTGTGACTAGGCCAATCATGTATCATACTCCTGTTTTTCTATCGTCTGGTATAGGCACACAAGACATTCCTCTAGGGTCTTCTGCATCCTGCATGAGTACCATTGCTTCCTTAAAGCAATCTTGAGGGTTTTCAAATTCTTTCCGGTCTATAATCTGTAATACACCGGGTTGCATAGCTATTGTAATAATTCCGTATACTGTCCACATAGGATTACCTTTGTTGTGCAATCCAATAAAAGATGTACGCTACCAAGCCAACGGCTGAGAGAATGCAAGCACCCAAAGTAATCCCAAGGCACATATTAATAATCTGTTCTCTACGTTTAGCTTTTTTGGCCTTCTGTTTTTTGGCTTCTTCTTCACGACTCTCTCGCATCTTTTGTTGATATGCTAACCAATCCTGCCAAAGGCCTCCTCGCCCCTGCCAGATCATCATTTGTTTCAGACTAGCCTCATATTCCTTTAGCTGTTCTGCGGCCATGAAGGCCTGTAAATCTGACTTATAGCCATGTTCGTGCGCCTTCTTTTGTATCTGTGCTTTGAGTCCGAAATAATCTGCCAGAGCTTCTCCTGCTTCGTAGATTTCTTTCCCATTCGCAATGGTCTCCTTGATGACACCAAAGGCGGCATTAGCGGCGGCTAGTTCAGCTATCATCTGGGCTAACCCTGCCCAACATTTTTTGTACTGTTTTAGTTTCGTAGATACGGATGGATGTCCACACTAAAGTAAACAAAGCCGCCAACGGAGGCAACACTTCACCTAGAGTTCCAATCACAGTGACTACACTCAACCCATCTACTAAAGTCTTTGTGCTTTCTGTTGCCATTCCGTTCATCCTGTTTCCTTACTATTCTTCTGATGCCCAAGGCATTCCAGTGGCAGATGTAGGATTCTTGTCTTCCTCGATCTTGGCTTGCAGTGCCGCCTCAATCTCATCGACTTTCTCCTGACCGCCTAGAGCTTCTGTGACCCATGCCTTGACTGTTTCTTCAGTTAGATCGTCATAGGCAATAAAGCCTTCAGCGTTAGGGTCACCGGCAACAGAGACTGTGCCGTAGGCTCCTTTGCTGTAATCACCGTCTGTCAGATCAAAACGGTAGTGGATGTTGTACACAA